GCAACGGTAGAGAATACCATTGCTTCGATAGGAAAAGTCAGAGCCGAACCCATAGACGCGAACTTGGCCAGACGAATAATCTGACCATTCACATCAGCTTTGCGAGTTCTGCAAGAGTCGACCCCTTCCGCAAGGTTGGGGAAGTTCTCGAGCATAATACGGACGAGCTGATTCGAGACTCTGTCGGACGCCTCACTAAGATCTAGTGTGGCAAGGGATCCATCACTGGATCCCTTCTTCGCAAGAGCTGGTTAGGCTCTTGCGAGGAAAACCCGACGTATCCGAAACCTTCGTTTCGGACACGAATACCACGAGTTGTCACCACTTCTGGTGATTCGAGGTATTCCACGAATTTCGCCATCAATCCTTGCTGCACATATTGCATGCAGGTAGGCTCAACGGCGATAATTCGAGGAGTCTTGAGCGTCTTAGGGACAGCAACAACCCTGGCGGGTCGCTCGGCCCCAGGTTCGAGAAATGTGACACGGAAGAGAACCTCCAAATGGTGCCTGACATTGGGGCTCAAGAATTCCCCGAAGGGGAAGACTCGCTCCAACCTTTCAGTCCATTCGGTCTGATCGAACTTTCGGTTTCCCTTAAGTCGATCAGCGGTAGCTCCCGGACCATGCTTTGGAATGATTCGACCGTAGTAGACGTCTTCGTCTACCTGTTGAAACACTCCGGAAAACATGATCGACGACGCCTTCTGAAAATCCTCCAGCAAGCTGGAGGACATCTGAGCGTCGCTTCGTCGCACTTCTTGCTCACACTCGATGTAGCCTTCGAAAGCAGCTTCCGTCCTCGCATCGCTGCAGGGCAGAAGAATCTTCGCGAACATCAACGTCAGTTGACGTATGGCGAAGACCGCATACTCATCCGGCTCATCGAGCAATCGCCCAGTACCCCGATCAAACACACGCTCCAAGAACCCCGAGAGAAAACGGGGAACTCTTGACCCTTCCAAACCGGGATGTTTCGCCCAGCCAAGAAATTGGTCAGTGGAAATCCCTCCTTGAGAAAGACTTTTTTCGAAGTCTTTCCCAAAGGAAGGAAGGGATATCGTGAGAAACGACATCCCTTCGTGTGTTGACCGACTCATGACGGTTTTGACATCATGAGTGGTGCTGTAGCAGTCACATCTGGCTCCCAGTTCTTCGAGAGCCACTTGCCAGAGCTGTAACAGCCTCTCCATCGGGTCCCACCTTTCAATAGGCTAAGGATTCGCATGGATGCTGCGCCTGGCTGCATCACCGCAACATGGTGAGATGAGAATAGAACTCCACCCTCATAGAATAGCCCCAAAATACAGCTAGAGGAGACCCGTCATGGGTCCTCCAGTGTAGATTGGGTCTACGAGGGCGGAGATCTATCTCAAACTCACCATTCGAAAGAAGCTGTGTTCAGCTCTCTCCACCAATAATCTTGGTGAGGAGACCTGCCTCAGCCAGCTCGTCCACGAGTGCCTTTGCATTGGCCTCGATCTCTGCATTGGTGAAACCAATGTCAGGGTGATCGATGACAATGTAAGCGGACATCGAGTACGGGCGTGACACGCCGTCCAGAAGAGGATCGGCGGCCACCTTTCGAAAGTCCAGTCGAGCCGTACGACGAGTTCGCTTCCCGTAGGAAGACGAAATCGTGTACGACAGGTTACCGTCAGACGACCGATAGGTCGCCTGGTTCGCTCCCACGCTCACGCGCGGAAGCGAAACAGCGGAACCAGCGACTGAGACAGACTGCGGGTCAGACAACATG